GTCGCTCGTTGCTGCTGCGGATCGAGGAACACGGCCTGCCTGCCGTCCTCGATGCCATCGATCGCATCGGCCGCAGCCGGTTCTGCCGGGGCGAGAACGATCGTGGCTGGCGTGCTGACCTGGATTTCCTCTGCCAGCCGAAGAGCTTCGTCTCGATCCTCGAAGGAAAATACGACGACCGGCCGTCGCAGCAGTCGCAAGCACCGCCCCGCGAAAGCGACTTCGCCCGCCATCAGCGGGAATGCCGAGAAGCAGTCCAACGGAAACTGAACGGAAACGGACATGACGAATTTGCCAGCCCCGGCCCAGCTTTCGACCTTGAACCGGGAGATTACCGCGCTCACTGAGCGGCTTGCTCCGGTCCGGGAGGAAGCGGTTCTGCGTAGCATCGAAGTGATGCAGGCCGCCGGCATGACGATCCCGGCCGGCATCGACCCGAAGAAGATCGACGCCATTTATGGCTACGCCCTCGAAGGCGTTCCGAGCTGCGGGCTCAACATCGCCACGCAGAAGCTGATCAAGGGCGATTACGCCGGCAACCCCGACATCCTCCTCGGCGTAATCCCAAAGCCGCCGATCCTCGCAGCACTGGCGAAGGCCGAATCCCGTCTTGCCCGCGAGGACCTGGCGCGGAAGCGCGAGATCGCCGCGACGCTCACGCATCAACCGCCGGAAATCGACCGGTCGCCCGAGGTCATGGCCCGCGTTCGCGCCAGGCTCAATGAGTTCCGGCAGGAGCATGCCGCATCGAAGGCGGCAACCGGCGCCGTGATCGCTCCGGAGCCCATTTCTCCGGACCGGGCCGACGAGCTGGCCCGCATGCTCGCATTGCCGGACGCGCGCAGCGTCAGTGCCGAGCAGATGGCCTACCGGCGCAAGGTCACTGCCGAGGTCGAAGCGGTCGAGCCGGTACAGAAGGAGCAAGCGGCATGAGCAAGCGTCTGTCCGTCGTGCCGCTTGACCTTGAGAGCGCGAACGACTGGGTTTCTATGTTTCACCGGCACCATAAGCCAGTCATCGGACACAAGTTCAGCCTCGGCGCAATGAAGGACAACGACATCGTCGGCGTCGCTATCGTTGGTCGCCCGGTCTCTCGTGTGAGGGATAACGGCTGGACCCTCGAGGTGACGCGCCTCGCCACGGACGGCACCAAGAACGTGTGCTCCTTCCTATACGGCGCAGCTGCTCGAGCCGGTTTCGCGCTCGGTTATCGACGCATCGGAACGTACATCCTGGCATCGGAGCCGGGAACATCACTGCGGGCGGCCGGCTGGCGGCAGATCGGGGAAGTGAAGGGGCGCTCTTGGTCGTGCGCTTCGCGGCCTCGGATCGACAAGCACCCGACGCTCGACAAATTTCTATTCGAGAGGTCCGCATGACCATCCAGCACCGCACCGTCGACATCGAGGCATCCGCCAAGCTTTGGAGCGAGGGACTTTCGGCTTCGCAGATCGCAAGCAAATTTGGCGTCTCGCGAAACGTCGTCATCGGCATCGCCTATCGCAACCGTGACCGGTTCCCACCGCGCCAGAAGCGGAAGGTCGCCCGGATCAAGCGTGAGCCGGTACGCCGGCCGCCCGTTCGGGCCCCGGAGCCGAAGACCGAACCGGAGATCCCGGCCACGGCCTACGACGCCGAGCGGATCACACACGCGAAGCTTCTCCACGAACTGACGGCCGGCGAATGCTGCTGGCCTCTCAATACCGGTGGCCCGTACCTGTTCTGTGCGGCGGAAACGACGGGCCGCTACTGCCGAAACCACACGGCGCGATCATTGCCGAAGAAGAACGAGGGTGCATGAATGAAGACGGTAGCGAACACCAACCGACAGACGGCATGGTATGCGGTCCGGACCGTCCCCGGATCTCAACGGATGGCGGCTGTACTCGAGCCTGCGAACGACGAGACAGAGGATGAAAGACTGGCTCGTGAGCGGCGGAAGGGCGAAAGCATCGTAGAACGCAATCTTCGCAACGGCGGGTTCGACGTTTACATGCCTTCGTTCTGGGCTATCACTCAGCACCAGCGCACGAACAAGATGCTGGAGCGCCGCTTCCCGCTGCTGGTCGGATATGCCTTCGTCAACATCAGCCAGAGGGATTTCGAACGCGTTCGAAATGTCGACGGCGTGATGTCCTTCATCCGCCCATCAGCTGATCGAGGTCCGATTGTGTTCCCTGACACCGATATCGGTAGCCTCATGTTCGCCGATTTCCAAAAACGGCAGCAGTGGGAGCGAGAGCGCACGGAGCGGCTGGTCCTGCATCAAAACCACCGCCGTAACTCTCTCAACAAACGCCTCGGTCTGATCTTCCCGAAAGGCAGAAGAAAGAAAATCCCGCTGCGGATGATGGCAGAAGCCGCAATTGACGATCTGTCGCCGGCAAGTCGTCAACAGGTTTTGAAGATTCTCAACGAATTGAAGGCCATGGACAGCGAAATGGAGGCTTGCCGGGAAAGCTCGACGGCTTTATATTCGGTCGCGTGATTTGGGTGTGCAGTCGGACCTTGCCAACCGCAACGGGAATACTCGACGGCCCAGCCGGGAGCCTTCCGCCTCCTGCCCAAAGGGAAAATGCATCCAAAATTCAGGCCGCCTCCGGGCGGCTTTCTGATTCCAGAGATCAGACGGCTTCCCGTTGCAACAATACGGTCTGGCGAAGCACAGTCTGATGGCCAAAGGGACTGCTCGTGACCAGCGAGAACCCTGCGGCCCACCCTTTCATGTCGGAGTAGAGCAGCCCGGTAGCTCGCCAGCCTCATAAGCTGGAGGTCGCAGGTTCGAATCCTGTCTCCGCAACCAGTTCCCAGAGGGCCCGTAACGGACACGCCGGAGAGCCCGGCCGCTGCCGCAGTGACAGCGCAATAGGTCCGGGGCCCCGCCCACCAGAAGCCGTTCGCCGGTGATGCTGCGTAGCCGGAAGGAAGTGAAGCGGGAAGCCGACCGCCGATCGAGGCACCAGGAGCACCCAAGCCCGCTGTAAGCTCTCGGGGCGAAATCGAGAGGCGGAGGTCTGCAAGCCTCCACAACCAATCCGAACAACAAAGGAGAAGGCCGATGACGGCACGAGTAAGAGCGAAGTTCATGTGCAGCGGCAAGGAAGGCACGACCGTGTTCCTTCACACCGTGTATTCGGAAGACATCCAGTCCGAGGATGGCCGTTTCACGAAGGCGACCCCGTGGGGCGAACTGCGGATGAACGTCGACAACCCCGACGCTGCCATCCAGTTCGAGCCGGGCAAATCGTACTATCTCGACTTCACGCCCGCGTGACCGAATAAACCGGAAAATCCGGACTACTCAGCCCCGCCCCCGTGAAAGGTAGCGGGGCTTCATCGTTTCAGGAGATCAGCATGTACCTCTTCATCGAGTGTCGCCCCGCGGAAGCTGAAGCCATCTCCAATGCAAAGGTTGCTGAAGGCTACGAGCTCCACCAGGCCGTCGTGCGCTCGACGTACAGGTGGGTGCTGATCTTCAAGCGGAACCTGCAGCCAGGGCAAGAGATCGGCCTGTGAGACCGTTGCCCCCGTCAGAACTGTTCGAGGATTTCAGCGGATGCGCCTTTGCGGCTGCTCCCGATCTCGAAGCATGGGCACGCGATACCTTCATCGATCCGGATAGCGACATGTTCAACCCGGATCACGCGCATCTCATCCCGGCTTCGATCGGCATGCTCTGGACCACGGTCGCCAACAGCAAGAAGGGCCGCACCGTCATCGGCCAAGCCGAGATGGGCCAGCCGGCCGGCATGATGGGTAAGTGGAGCCGCGCCAGAGCGGAGGCGCAGATCATCGGTTGGTTCGGTTCGGTACGGGACTTCATCATCACCATTGATGCCAACTTCTGGGCTGCGGCCAGCGACGCTCAGGCCTGCGCCCTGATCGAGCATGAGCTTTCACACTGCGCGCAAGAGTTGGATGATTTCGGCGTCCCAAAGTTCCGCAAAAGCACCGGCCTGCCGGTCTACACTCTACGCTCCCATGACGTTGAAGCCTTCATCGGTGTAGCCGCTCGATATGGTGCGGTAGAGGCCGGCGTGAAGGAACTCGTCGAGGCGCTGTCACGTCCACCGTTGATGACCGCCGACCTAATTGGCTGCGCATGCGGTACCTGCCAGGCTCGCGCCGCCTGATCCTGATGGTGTCCTGAGAAAACCATGGCCAAGGCAAAACTCACCCACGAGCAGCAGACCTTTGTTGTCCAGTCGCTGGCTTGCTTCGATAGCCCGTCGGTCGTGGCCGCTGCACTCAAGAAGGATTACGCGGTCGTTCTCACACCACAGGCGATCGAGGCCTACGACCCGAACAAGAAGGCGGGCGCTCGTCTTGCAGAGAAGTGGCGCCTCCTGTTCGAGGAGACCCGCAAGACCTTCCTAGAGGATACGGCGACCATCGCCATCAGCCATCGCGCCGTTCGGCTTCGCGCTCTCCAGCGCATGGCGGATAAGGCAGAGACCCAGGGCAACATGGTGCTGGCGTCCTCGCTGCTCAAGCAGGCGGCCGAGGAAGTCGGCGGCGCCTATACCAACCGCCGTGAACTGACGGGAAAGGATGGAAAGGACTTGCCGGTACCCGTATCGCCGGTGACGATCTTCCAGTTGCCCGACAATGGCAGGAACTGAGCAAGGGCAGGGCGCCCAGACGATCATCCGGCCGCAGCCGGGCCCGCAGACAGCATTCCTCGCGTCGCCGGCAGATATTGCCATCTACGGCGGCTCCGCGGGCGGTGGCAAGACATGGGCGCTCCTCATGGAGCCACTGCGCCACATTGCAAACCCGCAGTTCGGCGCCGTGTTCTTCCGCCGGTCCACGGTGCAGGTCCGAAACGAGGGCGGTCTCTGGGATGAGAGCGAGAAGCTCTATCCGGCCATTGGCGCGGCGCCCAAAGAGCATGTGCTGCAATGGAGCTTCCCATCGGGCGCCTCGGTGTCGTTTGCTCACCTCGAGCATGACAAGACCGTCCTGAATTGGCAGGGCTCGCAGATCCCGCTCATCTGCTTCGATGAGCTGACGCATTTCAGCGCCAAGCAGTTCTGGTACATGGTTTCGCGTAACCGCTCCATGAGCGGCGTTCGGCCTTACATCCGGGCAACCTGCAACCCTGACGCAGATAGCTGGGTCGCAGAGTTCATCAGCTGGTGGATTGACCAGGACACCGGATTGCCGATCCCAGAACGGGCAGGCGTCCTTCGCTGGTTCGTCCGCATCGGTGATGCGATCATCTGGGCCGACAGCCCGCAGGACCTGGCGCACTACACTGCGCCGAATGAAGACGGCATTGAAGCGCCAATTCCGCCGAAGTCGGTGACGTTCGTTCCGGCGAAGCTCAGCGACAACCGCGCGCTGATGGCAGCGGACCCGAGCTATCTCGCCAGCCTCATGGCCCTGCCCACGGTAGAGCGGGAGCGGCTCCTTGGCGGTAACTGGAAGATCCGGCCTGCCGCTGGGCTGCTGTTTCAGCGTGGATGGTGCCGGGTCGTCGATGCGGTACCGGCCGGCGTACGATGGATGCGCGGCTGGGACTTGGCATCAACGCCGAAGATCGAGGGCAATGACCCGGACGCGACGGCTGGGACGAAGATCGGCAAACTGCCCGACGGCGGTTACATCGTCGGTCACCATGTTCGCGACTACCTGTCGCCGGCCGGCGTCGAGCGACTGATCAAGAACACCGCCGAAGCGGACGGCCGCGAGACGCAGATTTCATTGCCGCAGGATCCTGGTCAGGCCGGCAAGTCGCAGGTCACAAACCTGACGAAAATGTTGTCCGGGTTCAATGTCCGGGCGACGCCCGAATCCGGCGACAAGATCACGCGGTTCAGCCCCTTCTCCGCCCAGGCGGAAGCGGGGAATGTGTTGGTGCTTCGAGCGCCATGGAACGATGCTTGGTTCACCTCCCTGGAAGGCTTTCCAGAAGCGAAGCATGACGACGACGCCGACAGCACGAGCCGAGCCTTCAACGCACTCCTGAACGCAAGCACGTTCACGCTCGCCAATCTCTGAGGAACAAGTATGTCCAACGTGATCGCATTCGTGCGCGATAGCTTGACCAGCCTTGTTTCGAGGATGGGCACCGATCGGGATAAGGCGGCAACCACCTTCTATGCCCACACGATCCTTTCCGACGAGCAGCTGATCGCCGCATACAGCGCCGCGTGGCTCCCGCGGAAGATCGTAGACATCCCGGCGCTCGACGCGTGTCGCAAGTGGCGCGATTGGCAGGCGAAGAAGCCGCAGATCGAGGCCATCGAGGAAGAAGAGAAGCGTCTCAACGTTAAGGGCAAGATCCTTGAGGCGGCGAAGAAGGGGCGCCTTTTCGGTGGCGCTGCTGTCTACATCGGCACAGGAGACCCGGACCAGGCGCAGCCCTTGAATGTCGAGCGCGTCAAGAAGGGTGGGCTTCGGTATCTGAATGTGATCACGCGCAGGCAATTGCAGGCGAACGAGATCGATCGCAATCCCGAATCTGAATGGTACGGTCGTCCCGCTTCATACACATTGAAAGGGGCCAACGGTCAGCAGTTGGCAATCCACCCCTCTCGGCTGGTTCTCTTCTCCGGTGCAATGCCTGCCGACGACGAAATCACCGGCAATCCCTGGCAGGGATGGGGCGACAGCGTCCTGCAATCGACGCTCGACGCGATCAAGAATGCGGACAGCACCGCCGGGAACATCGCCTCCCTGATCTTCGAGGCCAAGATCGATATCATCCGCGTGCCGGACTTCATGGCGAACCTCGCCAATGCCGAGTACCGCCAGAAGATCATCGAGCGTTATACCTTGGCGAATACCTCCAAGGGCATCAACGGCACGCTGATGCTCGACAAGGAAGAGGAATACGATACCAAGAGTGCGCAGCTCGCCGGCCTAACCGACATCCTCATGGCCTTCATGCAGATCGTTTCGGGGGCCGCTGACATCCCGGTGACGCGCCTCCTCGGCCAGTCGCCTGCCGGCATGAACTCGACCGGCACGTCGGACATGAAGAACTACCACGACCGAATCCAGTCGATGCAGGAACTGGAGTTCTCTCCCGCCATGCGTCGGCTCGACGAGTGCATCGAGCGATCGGCCGGGGTGATCGACCCCGACGTCTACTACCGCTGGGCGCCGCTCGAGCAGATGAGCGAGAAGGAGCGCGCCGACATCTTCAAGACCACGGCCGATGCTGCCCGGCAGTTGGTCGGCACTACTCCGGGGCAAGAAATCATCCCGAGAGACGCCGTTTCGGACGCCCTGGTCAATCGTCTCGTCGAGGATGGCGTTCTGCCCGGCCTTGATGCTGCGATCGAGGAATACGGCAAGCTCAGCGAGCAAGAGCCGGACGATGACGAGGTCGCAGCTGCTGCTGCCCAACAGGCGCAACAGACGCCACCGGGGCAGAGGCAGGCGACCGCCGACGCGGCTCCTCGCACGCTCTACATCCGCCGAGATGTGCTCAACCCTGACGATATCCGTGAGTGGGCAATGGGACAGGGCTTCCTGACTGTGCAGGACGGCCTGCACGTCACCGTCATCCATACCCGAACTCCGATGGACTGGATCAAGGTCGGAGAGGATTTCTGGGGCGATAACGGCAAGATGACCATTGCCGAAGGTGGGCCGCGCCTGATGGAACGCTTTGGCGATGCCATTGTGTTGCAGTTTGCGTCCTCCCGTCTGACCTGGCGCCATGAGGACATCAAGCGGATGGGGGCAGAGACCGACTGGCCCGAATACCAGCCGCATATCACCATCACTTGGGCGATGCCGGAAGGCATGGATCTTTCCAGGGTCGAGCCGTACCGCGGCAAGATCGAGCTAGGCCCCGAGGTCTTCGAAGAAGTCAACGACGACTGGAAATCAAAGGTCCGCGAGGAATAGCCATGCAGCTCTTCGACACCGTGACCCTGGACGGCCTCCGCCGTACCCAGGATGGATACCTCGTCGCCGACGCTCGCGTCGCCCGCACCGGCATCCAGCTCTACACCGGCCGGGAGGTTGATCCGGAAAACAAGCACGGACTCCGCGATAAGGCGGCCGTGCGCGTCTATCGGCCGGCGGAGGAGGTTTTCGCGCAGGATGCGATGCACTCCTACGCTTATCGTCCGGTGACCGACAATCACCCCTCGGAAATGGTCACGGCCGACAACTGGAAAGACCATGCTGTCGGCCAGACCGGTGGCGAGGTGGTGCGCGATGGCGAATTCGTGCGCGTGCCGCTCGTCCTCATGGACAAGGCCATAATCGCCAAGGTCGAAGGCGGGAAGCGCGAGCTTTCCATGGGCTATTCGACCGATCTCAAGTTTCAGGACGGCGTCACGTCTGCAGGCGAGCAATACGACGCAATCCAGACATCCCTTCGCATGAACCACCTGGCGGTCGTCTCCGCTGCCCGGGGCGGTTCCCACCTGAAACTCGGAGACGACGGGAAAGGAAAAAGGTCAATGACGACCCGAACCCTCATGGTTGATGGCCTCTCGGTCGAGTTGGCCGATAAGGACGCTCAGATCGTGCAGCGCGCGATCGACGGCTTCAACAAGCAGATCACCGACCTCCAGACGGCGGCCGGCGAGCACAAGGCGACGATCGCCAAGAAGGACGAGGAGATCGGCACGCTCAAGGCCGACCTCAAGAAGGCGCTCGATGCGGCCCTCAAGCCGGAAGACGTCGACCGCATGGTGGCCGACCGTGCCTCGCTGATCGAGACCGTCAAGGCCATCGATAGCAAGATCGAAATCAAGGGCACCGATGCGGATCTTCGTCGCGCAGCCGTCAAGGCCAAGCTCGGCGACGAGATGGTCAAGGACGCCTCCGATGCGGAAATCACCGGCATGTTCAAGGCTATCGCCAAGGACGTGAAGGCGGTCGATCCGTTCGCCCGCGTCGTCTCCGATGGCCTCAAGCCGACCGGCGATGCGCACACGCAAGCCAATGACGCTTGGAACAAGAGCGTCTCCGACCTCAACGCCTGGCGCAAGGAGGCCTAAGCCATGCCTATCACCTATCGCGATAATCTCGCCGCCTATGCGGTGGGCCGCCGCGCCAACATGGAAGAGTGGAATGCAATCACTCGCACCCTGGAAGGCGCAACCGCCCTCGGATTCGGCGTGCCGGCCATCGCCGGTACCGGCGCACATACCTGTGCACCTCTGACGGCCGCCGCACAGAATGTGCTCGGCATTACCGAGGCCAGCCTGACGCTTCCGCGCCCCGGCGACCAGTACGAGCAGTACGATAACGTCGCCATCTGCGAGAGCGGCGTCATCGGTGTCCTGCTCGGCGCCAACGTCACCAAGGGGGCTCAGGCCCGCTACGACGTGACCAACAAGGTTTGGACCGGTGCTGCCGCATCGGCGACCGTCCTCACCATCCCCGGCGCTCAGTTCGATGAAGCTGGCTCTTCCGGCGCGGTCGGAATTGTCCGCTACCGTCGTCCCGTTCCGTCTCTCTCGGCAGGAGCATAATCCATGAATATGATCGTCAATGACGCTCAGGCCCTGGCATTCGTCACGGGGCAGGCGTACCGCATCAACCAGACCGTCTATGAGACGCGCTTTCCCGACTGGGATTTCTCCCGCCTCATCTTCGTCGACACTACGGGTCCGGCTTGGTCGCCGGGCATCCTGACCTACACATCCGACCTGACCGGCGCCGCGAAGTTCCAGTCCGGCTATTCCAAGGATATCCCGCTCGCGGATGTCTCTCAGGATATGCAGACCAAGACCTTCCACCTGGCGGCTATCGGCTACCAGTACAACATCGAGGAAATCAACACCGCGATCCAGATCGGCAGCTCGCTTCCGAACCGTCGTGCTCGTGCAGCCCGCTTGGCTTACACCAAGTTCATGTACGACCTCACGCTTCAGGGGAGCACCGAGAAGGGTCTCGGCGGTCTGATCAACTATCCCGGTGTCGTCACCGCGGTCGTCCCGGCCGATGGTACGGGCTCTGCGACCTTTTGGGTCAACGAGGATGGTGTCGGCGTCAAAACGCCGGCGCAGATCGTGCGCGACATCAACTTGGGCCTGCAGGGCATCAACCTCGCCACGTTCGAAGTGGAGATGGCAGACACCATCCTCCTGCCGGTGGAAGCCTACAATTACATCGCCGCCACGCCCTACAGCGCGACGACGATGGAGACCATCCTGTCCTTCGTCATGCGGACCAACATCTACACCATGACCACCGGTCGCCCGCTCACGATCCGTACGGTTCGCGAGCTCGGTACCGCTGGTGAGGGGGCTGCCGCCGGGACGGGCCGCATGGTCGTCTACAAGAACGACCAGGACTACGTGAAGCTTCATCTCCCGATGCCTCACCAGTTCCTGCCGGTCTATCAGGATGGCCCTCTCAACTGGCAGATCCCCGGCATCTTCCGCACGGGTGGTGTCGAGCTGCTGACCACGGTGGCATTCCGCTACCTCGACGGCATCAGCCAGCCGCCAGCAGCATCCTAAGAAGACAGAAGCGGGCGGCGTTCGCGCCGCTCGCCTTTCTCCTATTGCGAGGAATTGCACATGGTCACCGTGAAGAACCTCACCGCAAGCCCTTATGATCTTCAGTCTGTGAAGGGGTTCGTCCGCCTCCCAGCCTTCGGCGAAGTCTCGGGCGAGTTCACCGGCGAATATCTGCAACTTCTCGAGGCCAGCATGGCCGTGAAGGTCATCGACGCACCGTCGAAGGCCGATCCGCTCGATCATGACGGCGACGGCAAGAAGGGCGGCTCCAAGCCCGCAGAAGACAGCGACGAGCTGACGAAGCTCCGCGCTGACTACCAGGAAGTGTTCGGTAAGCGGGCCTACCACGGCTGGAGCGCCGAAGAGCTTCAGGAAAAGATCGACGCAAAGCTGGCGGAATAAGCAATGGCCGGATATGGCGATAACGCAGGTTTTACGGCTTATGCGACCGAAGCCGGCTATGTCTTTCCCGATGGCACGACCGAAGCCCAGAAGACCGCAGCACGCCAGCGCGGTTCTCTGGTGATCGATCGGTACGAGCCGCGGTTCAGCGGCCGGCGCACCGGCGGGTATGCCCAGGAGCGGGCATGGCCGCGCACCGGGGCCACGACCTATTACGGCGAGGCGATCCCATCTACCGAAATCCCGGTCGCCATCGTCAATGCTTCTTATGAGGCGGCTTTCCTCGAGCTGACGAACCCGGGCAGCCTGTCGCCGGTCGTGACCGGAACGCAAACGGTGAAGCGCGAGAAGATCGGACAGCTTGAAGTCGAGTATTCAACCTCTTCTTCAACGGACATCGATGATCTTGTCGCGCTCGCCACTCCGGTCGTCACCACGATCGAAGGGCTGCTCTGGCCGTTCCTCGTGCCGTGTATCCCGGGGGCACTGGTGGTCTGATGCCGAACCCGATCTATGCACGCCTGCAGGCCACTGCGCAGCGCCTTATTGCCAAGTACGGCCAGACAGGCACCGTGACGCGCATCTCGGAGCCTGATCCGATCGAGGGCGGCGAACCAGTGCCGACGCCGTACGCGGCCACGCTGGTGCCGATGGCGTACAGCGCCCAAGAGATCGATGGTACCGAGACCCTATCGGGCGACATGCAGATTTACATTTCGTCCGTTGGTCTCGCGATTGAGCCCAAGCCCGGCGACCTGGTCGCGGCGAGCGGCAAGACGTTCCGCGTCATCAAGGCGGACCCGAACAACTATGACGGCCTGACCAACGTCGTCTTCATCGTCCAAGGAAGGATCGCATCATGAAGAAGGTCAAAGTTGAAGTTGCAATGAGGCACGCCGGAAAGAAGGTGGGCGATACCTATGAGGTGTCCGCGGTGCAGGCCAAGGCTCTGGAAGGCATTGGCCTTGTGAAGCCAGCCACGCAGGCTGCTGCCAAGGCGATTGAGAAGGCGGTGAAGGAATGAACCGGCGCTCTTTCCTCGGCTTCGCATGCGGCGGCGTTGTCGCTGCGCCTGCTGCGCTAATCGTTGGTGAGCGTGCCAGCGCCTATCCAGCGCCGGCTGCCATGCAGGTGAAGGATGATATCCGCGCATGGGGGCAGCGGCTCGAAATTCATGTGAGCGGCGCCGATGGGGATGCCCACGTTCGCCGGTTCATTCAGCAAGCTATGCTTGAGCAGCGCAGCTTTATGGCGCGCAAGGGCTGATCGTGGCTTCCCTCCGCCAGCAGCTCGAGGCCTTGATAGACGAGTTGTCGCCAACCCTCGAAAAAGCGTTTCTCGAAGCGATTGAGGGCATCAAGAGCGAAATCATCCTTCGGGAGATAGTCGAGCGCTTGGAGCGTCGTGATATCGAAGGCGCGATCGACGCCCTACACATCGACCCGGAGGCCTTCCGTCCTCTCTCAGACGCTCTGAGACAGGCATATAATGCAGGCGGCCTACTCACCTCCGAGAACATGCCCCGCCTGTTCGATCCCATGGGCGGGCGCGTGGTATTCCGCTGGGATGTGAGCAACCAGGCGGCCGAAGCGAACATTCGCGATCTGTCGTCGACTATGATCACGAACATCGCGGATGACACCCGCACTATGGTCCGCGAGCGCATCTTGGCCGGCTACGCGCAAGGGCAGGGGCCGAACACGATCGCGACATCGATTGCCGGTCGCATAGACAAGGTCACACGGAAGCGTGTGGATGGCGCTCTCGGCATTACCGCGCAACTAGGCCGGACCGTCGAGAACGCGCGCCTCGCGCTGTCTACGGGCGATGTTGAAGGCATGAAGGCATATCTCCTGCTCAAGCGTCGTGACAAACGCTTCGATCGGACAGTGATGGCCGCCATCCGTGCCGGAAAGCCGCTGTCTGCTGAAAACGTCGCGAAGGTAACCACGGCGCTGACAAACCGCTACATCCTTCTCCGCGGCCAGACCGTGGCTCGGACAGAGACAGCCATGGCGGTCATGAACGCGAAGCATCAGGCCTACCTTCAGGCTTTGGCAAAGGCCAACCGGGATACGAGCCTTGTGACCCGCAAGTGGCGATCGGCTGGCGATCGTCGTGTCAGGCACACTCACGCGGTTCTGAATGCCCAGGAGGTGACGGGGATGGACATGCCCTTCCAGTCTCCCTCTGGCGCGATACTCCGGTTCCCTGGCGATACGAGCCTCGGGGCAGGCGCTGGCGAAGTCGTAAATTGCAGGTGCGATGTCTCGTATATCTTCAACTTCGCCGAATCATACGCCCGCTCGCGGGGCCGGTAATGGCGAATGAGAACCTATCCTTCGCCGCGCAGGTGTCCGCATGGGCGACTGCAGAGATTGAGCGGGCAGAGGCCGTATTCCAGACTGCTGCGCAGATGGTAGCGGATGAAGTTCGAGAGACCATACCGGAGGGCGGGAACCTTCCGATCGACACCGGCAATCTGAGACGGTCGCTGATGGCTTCGACCTCTTCCATGCCGCCGGTGAAGGAAGGGCAGGAGACGTTCTCCGAGAGTGGGATTGAGCTTGTCATCGCCGGCGCTGAACTCGGCGGCACCATATGGCTTGGATTTCAGGCGAATTACGCGGCCAGAATGGAGTTCGGATTCGTCGGAGACGATAGCCTCGGGCGCACCTATAACCAGACTGGTTTCGGATTTGTGGCCCGTACGGCGCAGCGCTGGCCCCAACTGGTCGAGGCCGCGGAAGCTAAGGTTCGATCTCGCTTCGCCGGCGGCTCTCGCTGAGCATGATCAGCATGGCCCTTTGGATGAGGTCCGTGTTGCCCTTGAACATCTTAATAACCGCGTCACCGCCTTCGGTGATGCCTTCCTTGTCCTTGAACAGGCCGTGTGCCTGGTCGAGCAGGGCATAGATTTCTCGGTCGGTGATCTTTTCGGCCATGGAAGAGAGATAGCAGATGGCTGATACGGCTGAGAAGAGCATATTTCAGGCGATCGCCACCCACATGAAGACGGTCCCGCTGCCCGCAGGGATGACGCTCGCGGGAAACGTCGTGCTGCCCGGCGTCACCTTCACCCCGCAAGCGACTACGAAATACGTCAGCTTCGAACTGCACTTCAACCGATCAATCGAGACCGATCTCTCACTTGAGATGGAGCCGATCCGGCAAGGGTTCATTCGGGGCAACGTGCTTTTCCCGAAGGCTAATGCTCAAGTAGACGCCATCGATTTGGCCGGGAACGTGCGCTCACACTTCAAGCGAGGGACGAAACTCCTTGATGACGGTCGGCAGGTGCGCTTCGACACTGACCCTGAACTTGGCGTGATCGTCATCGGGTCATCGCATTTCACGGTGCCAGTAACCGCCTTTTGGCGGTCGTATCCGTTAGTTCCGGCCTGATTGGCCCTGCCGTTCCGCGCCTTCGGCAAGCGCAATCAGACAGAAAGGAATGAGCTATGGCTCAATTGTATCCTGTGGCAGGTGCCCGCATCTTCATTGGCCCGGCCGTGACTACCGTGCCCGATGATGCCGACATTGATGCTGCCGATTTCGCTGCGGTCGTCTGGACCGAAATCAAAGGTTGGCAGACGATGGGATCGATCGGCGACAATGCCACGCTGATCACCGAATCCATCATCTCCAACTCTCGCGACATCAAGGCAAAGGGCACCCGCAACGCCGGCTCGATGCAGAACAACTTCATCATCATGCCGACCGACCCGGGCCAGATCGCGCTGATCGCCGCGGAGAACAGCCCATTCAACTTCCCGTTCAAGATCGAGTTCGATGATGCTCCGCCGACAGGAGCCGCCCCGACGCCGACGATCAAATACTTCTACGGCATCGTCATGTCGTCCCAGGAGCAGGGCGGCGGCGCCAATACCGCGCGCCTCATCTCCGGCAACGTCGAAGTCAACTCCGCGATTGTTACCGTCGCCGCTGATACAGGTGATTGATGAGCGAAGAATTCGTTGATCTTTCCGGACTCGAAGCCCTCCTCCAATCCCAGGAAGAGGGCATCGAGCTCGACATCCTCAATGAGCAGGGAACACCGATCGGGCTCAAGATCCGGATCGTCGGTCCGGATAGCGACCGCATGCAGAAGGCGATGCGCGAGGTGGCCGCGGAGTTCGCAAAGGCGGCCGCGGAGCGCGAGAGCCTCGGAGAGGCGCCTTCCGATGATAGCGACGCCCGCCTGATCGCCATCCTTGCGAAGGCGACCGTCGGATGGTCGCCGAATCCCAAGATCGGCGGCAATGTCGTTCCCTTCTCCGAGGAGAACGTTCGAAACCTCTATTCGAAATTCCGGATCATCCGGGAACAGATCGAGGTGAGGGCGGTCCGCCGCTCGTCTTTTACGCCAAGCTCATCGGCCGGCTCTGCCAGCTGATCGAGGATCAGCAGAACGGCAAGAAGATTGTCGTGCCGGCGGCCGGTGAGCAGGTCTGGTATTGGTTCCGGGAACTGGACAGTCAGCGCACCGGCAACGGCTACGGGCCCAACGCTCTTGGGTTTCAGGCAATTGGAGAATGGGCGAGGCTACGCGGCCTCGTCCTCATGCAATGGCAGTTGGATGCCATCCTCGCGATGGACCTGAAGCGCCGCGAAGTCTTGGCACCCAAGGACAAGCAGCCCGAGCCAGAACAGCAGGTTTCCGAGCGCCCGCTCACCGCGCGTCTGTTCGACGCCATTTTCCCGAACAAGAGAAAATAGCCGATGACCGAAGCCGCATTGGGATTCCGCATAGATTCGTCGCCGGCCGTTAAGGGTGCGGCCGACCTCGATCAGTTGACGGCATCCGCCGGCCGCACCGAGCAGGCCATTGGGAAGCTCGAGGCGGAAGCGGCAGGCCTTGGCGGAGCGCTGGGGAAAGCCGCCGACGGCGCGAGGAAGGCTGTCTCTCCAGTCGACAGCCTCGGCCGTTCCCTCGGCGCCCAGGATGACCATGTGCGCGCCTTCCGTGCCGAGGTTGAGCGCCTGACGATGCGCTATCAGCCGCTTGCGAAGGCAACGCGCGATTATGAAGCGGCAGTATCGGAAATCGGCCGGGCTCATAGGCTTGGAGTGCTGAACACTCAGCAGATGACGCAGGCTCTCGACCGTGAGCGCATGGCCTATGAGAGGCTGAAGACGTCGGCCACGGCTGCCAGTTCGGCCGTGAAGGCGGCCAACGCGAACAATCGCATGGGGAATGAGCGGACGGCTGGCATCAACGCTGGCTATCAGGCGCAAGATATCGTCGTCTCAGCCCTCGGCGGCTCGCCTGCCGGCCTCATCGGCTTCCAACAGGGCACGCAGCTTGCGGCAGCTATCTCCACGATGGAGCGGCCAGTCGCTGGCCTCGCTGGCGCTTTCGCCTCCCTGTTGAGCCCGGTCAATCTGGTCACGATCGGATTGACCGCCGGTACCGCCGCGCTGATCCAGTATTTCACGACGGCCGAAAGCGGTGGCGACAAGACGAACGCGCTGTTTGAAGAGCAGAACGACCTGATCCGGCGCGCGGCTGCTCTCTGGGGTGACGCAGCGCCGCAGCTGAAGGCCTATGTCGACGAGCTCGACCGAGCCGACAAGATCACTCAGGGGCGGGAAGCCTCCGAGATCCTGGCAGGGCGCGAGCTTGAGGGGCTTTCAGAAAACCTCGATAGCATCAAGCAGCAGGGGACGGCAGCGTTCCGCGCGCTGCGCGGTGATCCGAACAACGCCGTCATTATTCGCGATCTACGGGAGGCATGGGGCGATCTCCGCGACCGGCTGGACGAGGGGACGGCCTCGATGGCCGACCTCAATCGTGTCCAAGGTGAGCTGGCGAACGCAGTCTCTCAGTATGGAGTTCCGGAAGTCCTCGCCTTCCGGGATGCCTTCGACGAGGTTACTGCTGCGATATTCCGCGGCGTTGAGGCGGCTCAAAAGGCGCGCTCTGAGTGGATTAAGGCCATCGCTGGCGGCACGAATGTTCAGGACATCGTTGCAGGCTCCTTCTTCACCGACAACGGCCGGACGATGCGCACCGCGGACTTCATGCCGCGTAACCCGGGTGTTCCGACCAGCCGACCGAACATCGAGTTGAGCGGAGATCCTGACGCCACGACCATCCTCAACTCCGATGGCCGGCTCACGTCCGTGCCGATACCAGGGCAGAGGCCAAACTTTTTCGAGCTCGAGTCTCAGAAGGAGAAGGTCGACGACGTCACCAAGGCCTATCGCCAGGCGGCAGAAGCAAAGGCTGACTTCTGGCTCGACATCTCGTTTCAGGAGCGGCAGGCGGAGCGCAGCGCCATGGACCGGCAGGTCGCGAGCACGCTCACCCGCTACGGATTTAACGAGGACCTGAACTCTCCCGAGGCAAACGCCATCCGCCAAGGGCTTCAGCAGGAGGAGGCGAAAGACGCGTTCAAGGGTTTCTTCCAGGGCATCCGCCAGGAGGCATGGGAGAATGGCGGAAAGATCGGCGACGCTCTCGTCAAGTCGGCCCTGAACGCAGCCCAGAAGGCCAGCGAGAAGGCGTGGGATGCGATCTTCGATCCACTGGCCACCGCTGCCGCAAACTGGCTGACCGGCGGAAGCGGGAAGTCCTCCGGTGCCTCCGGCGTTGTCAGCAACCTCCTTGGTGGGGTTGCGAACGATAATTCCGCCTTTGCCGCGCCAATCGGCGCCGTTACGCGATCGTCGCTCGGTCCGGTTTCCGGATCCGGCGCGCAATTGGCTTGGAACTTCTGGAAGTCGAAGGGGCTCGCCGATCATCAGGTCGCCGGCGTGCTCGGCAACATCAAAGCCGAAAGCGCCTTCAACCCGCTCGCCGTCGGTGACGGTGGCAACGCGTTCGGGCTCTACCAGCACAACGACCGCAGGAACAGCCTGTTCAATGCGATCGGAGGGAAGGGGAACCTGAGCAACGCTCTGGCGCAGCATGAATTCGCCTATAGCGAGCTCATGGGACCCGAAAACCGCGCGTGGCAGGCATTGACGAGAGCGGGAAGCACCCGCGAGGCCACGGCGGCGTTCGCCGGCTTCGAGCGGCCGTCCGGCTTCTCCTGGGGCAATCCAGAGGGGGCGCATAACTTCGCCGGCCGGCTCAACGGCGCCGAGGAAGCCTTGGCGAAATTCGGTGGGACGGCGCAGCAGGCAACGCAGGGTCTGGGCCAGTTCGGGAACGGACTGAGCCAGGTAGGTTCGTCTCTTGCCACCGGTGGATCAGGTGGTGGCTCCGGATGGCTTTCCTTCCTGTCTGGCACGATCTTCTCCGGATCCGGACAGTTGGCGAGAAGCGGAGGCATCGGCCTCTTCGCCAACGGCACGAACTATGCGCCGGGCGGTCTCTCGATCGTCGGCGAGCGCGGCCCGGAGCTGGTAAACCTCCCGCAGGGGGCGCAGGTGTTCGACACGAACCGGAGCGCCCGGATGATGGGCCGCAATGACAACAACAACGCTCCTGCAAACCTCAACGTCAACGTGATCGGTGCCAACGGCGATGAGCACGTTCGGGCCCTTGTCCGGCAAGGCGTCGGGCAGGCGCTGTCTCAATATAACGAGCAGCAGCGCCGCGTCGGATTCGGGGAAACGCAGAAGCGATTTGTAGCGCAGAAAGGCTGATGGATGGCAGTGTACATCAACCAGCCTACCGTGCCGATCATGTATCTCCGACCGACCCGGGCGAGTTTCGACAACCCCGGGTCGGCGATCGACGGCGGCGTCAATGGCGTCGGGGAGTCGATCAGCATCGAGACCAGCGGCGGCGGCATCGTCACTGCCGTCTATGAGCGGTGCATGCTGCAGGCCGAAGACACCGAGCGGCACGAGGTCATCAACTGGCTCGGCGCCCGGGGCAACGGGGGCTTTCGCTTCTTCAACGTTCCGATCATCAATGACGGCATTGGCCCTTTCCCGATCATCGACGGCAAGAAGCGGCCGATCATCAAGGGCATTCCGCATTCGGACGGTTCGTTCTTCTCGGACGGCTCCGGCTACAGTCAGGCCACCGTCTACGGGGAAGTGACGGAAGCGGCCGGTCTCGGAGCCGGCATCCTGAAAATGCGCGTCTACGGCGCCGCACGGCCGCTGCGCTGGTCGGATTGGTTCTCGATCTATCATCCGACCAAGGGATGGCGGGCTTATCGATACTGGGAGGTGATCGCGAAGACGAGCGAAACCAACCCGGTCTACACGCTTGCTATCGCTCCTCCGTTGCGCGAGGCGGTGACCGCCGGAACGCGCGTCGAGCTCGCGCGGCCGATGTGCGTCATGAAGTTCCCGCGCGGCTTCACACTGCCCTGGGACTACGAAGGTTGGTACCATTCCCGGCCGACGCTCCAGTTCACAGAGGCGTTCTGATGGAGTTCGTCCCGGCAAGCATCATTGAGGAGATGCGCGGAAGCCATCAGCTTGGCATCTTCCTCAGGGTCGACACGGATCCTGCCTTGCATCTCTGGTTCGGGATCAACGACATCCCGGCCAATTTCGACAGCATTGATCCAACCGGAACGGTCTATCTCGGCGGCGGCCGTCTCATCGGCGTGCCGACGCTCGAGGTTCTGGTCAACGGTACCGCCGACAGCGTCGAGTTTACGCTTTCCGGGCTCGATCCTGCGACATCGGCAAAGATGCTCGACAGTCTGCCCCCCGTGCGCGGCGCAGCGGTCCAAATGGGTCTGACGACGCTCGATCGGTATTTCCAGCCGATGAGCAGCATCATTCCGATCTGGACCGGGACCGCGTCTCACACCGGGGAGGTGAGCCCGCCGGTTGAAGAGGGAGACAGCCCGAGCATCACGCTTTCGCTTGCCGTTGTTTCCGGCGAGGCGACCCGGTCTCGCGGCGCGCGCTCGGTCTGGTCCACTCCGCATCAGAAGGCAATCTCGCCGACCGACAAGTTTTGCGACGGCGTCAGCCGGCTTGCCAGAGGCGTGCAGCCAGTCTGGCCGAATTTCTAAGGACAGCCATGACATTGCAGGAATTTCTTGCCTTGCCACACCAGTTCAGGTGGGGCGGGGTGGCTGGCGACGATTGCACGACCTTCTGCGGAACGTGGCTGCGCGAAAGCGTCGGCGTCGATCCTGCGGAAGTCTACCGCGGCACATACAGCACGGCTGAAGGTGCTCACGACATCCTGGCGCGTGCCGGCGGCCTTGTCGCCTTCGCCGCGGCCGCACTTGAGCCGCTCGGCTTCGTCCGCACCGACGAGCCGCGCGATGGTGACGTCGGCGTTGTGCTCGCTCCTTCTGGCATGGCTGGTGTGAAGGAAGTCTGCGCCGTCCGCTTCGGCCCGCTCTGGGCCCTGCTGGCGCCGTCCGGTGTCATCGCCAAGAAACTCGATCACGTTGCAGCCTGGCGCGCTCCGGATGGAGATCGAAACGGATGAGTTTCCATCGCCGCATGATGCTGCAGCGCTACGGGCTGGGCTGCACGACGTCGCTTTACAGCGAAGTTCTGTTCGATCCGATTTTTACGCCGATCTTCACTGCCGTGCTCGGTACCGGTGGTTTTGCGATCGGAGCGACGACGATCACCTATGCGTCGATCGCATCCGCGATTGCGACGACGGCGATTTCGATCGGCCTCCAAGCCGCTTTTGCGCAGTCCCCGAAGCCGCCAAAGCCGGAAGATGGTCGGTCGCCGCTCAACCAGGCGATACCTTATCGGATCTATGTTGTCGGCCGCACTCGCGTTGCCGGCGCGCGCATGATGTGGGAAGCGAAGGGCTCCAATCTATATTCGGTGCAGGCCATCGCCGGCCACCGGATCAAGTCATTCAACCGGTTCTACTTGAACGACGACGAAGTGACGGTGGTCGACAACGTCGTGACGCCACTCACGACCGGCGGGCGGTACGGGGCCGGCTCCGCCAACGTGAGGCTTTACACACGGCTCGGCGCAACTCCGGAAACGCCATACGAAGAACTCGTCTCTGCATTGGGCGCCGACGGGATCTGGACCAACGATCATCGAGGAGACGGCCAGGCGTCGCTCGCGATGCGGGCGCATAATGCCGACGCGCAGGATCAGCAGACCGCGTTTCCGTATGGGGCGCCATCGCCGTCGGTGGAGATCGATGGCACCTACTGTTGGGATTTTCGCGATCCGGCGCAGGATCCGGAAGACCCGAGCACTTGGACGTGGACCCGCAACTCGGCGATCATTACCGCTTGGCATCTCTGCTTCAACGAGTTCGGATTAGGTCTCGACTATCGGAAGGCGCTGCTGCCAGTCCTCGACTTCTGGAAAGAGGACGCGGACATCTGCGACGAGGACATTCCCCTCGCCGGCGGGGGCACTGAAAAGCGGTACCAGTGCAACGGCTGGGATACGACCGAGAACGGCCCGAAGTCGGGGCTGAACGCGATCCTCGCAACGTGCGACGGTCATCTCGTCGCCCGCGGCGACGGTGCCCGGATCCTGACCGTTGGCAAGTTCCGTGAAAGCAGGACAGCAACGCTGACCGATGCCGACATCGTCGGCCATAACGTTCAGTACGGCGTGCTCTTCGAGGATGAGTGCAACCGCCTCGTCCCCAAGTTCACCTATCCGGCGACGAACTACACGAGCTGCGACACCGACTTTTTCGAGGATACGGACGCTCAGATCGCCGCCGGCCGTGTGCTGACAATGGAGGGCAGCTACGAGTGGTGCCACCAGTGGCGGCAAGCTCGTCGTCTCGGCAAGCGGGATTGGCTGCGACAGCGCCAGGAGGTGAAAGGCAGCCTTGATGTCCGGCTTTCAGGCATCAACGCCGTCTACGCTCGTTGGGTCAGGCTGGAGACGCCCAAGCGGCTGCCCAAGCTTGACGGAAAATTGGTCGAGAACCGCCGCTCCATCGTCGCCCTCACAAAGGGCGGCTTCACGATGGACTTCATCGAGCATCCCGAGGGGATAGACGAGTGGAACCCGGCCACGGAAGAGGGGCAGCAGCCGCCGGTACCGCCGGCAGTTAACGCTTCGGAGATCCCGACGCCCGTCATCAACCTGATCCAGGCGAAGGCAAACGGCGGCAGCGTCTATATCCGAGTCGTAATTATCGATCCGGAGGATGGCAGCTTCACGCCGGTCGTTCGCTACAGGGTAGCCGATGCTGACGGGCTTGGAACGCCTGGCGCCTGGGTGGAACAACAGAACCCGAGCGCGGAGCCCGCCGGCGGATACATTGATCTCTCGACCGGTAACGTCCCGGCGGACAAGGTCCTTGATATCCAAGTGGCGTTCATTGCTTCCAACAGGCGCTACTCAAACTGGTCTGTCACTGAAACCGTCACGTCGACTGCGGATCCGACGCCTGCCGGACCGGTCACTGGGGTAAGTGTCAATACCGCAGTCGCCGGATCGGCAACTTTCAACTGGACCGCTCCGAACAGCAGTAATTACGCCGGTGCCAAGGTCTTTTGGAACACGGTCAATGACTTCGGCACAGCCAGCTATTTCGGGCCTCCCGAATACGGTGCGCCGAGCAGTGCTGACTCAACCTCGCGGTCATTCTCGGCCGGCTCATATTTCGGCTGGATCGTCTCAATCAACCGCTCCGGTATCGAAGGCACACCCGTAGCAACCGGCTCCTTCACCGTCTCCTGACCCCTCTCAAATTCGAACCTGATGCCCTGGCTGTGCCAGCCGGGGAGCTTTCACATGGGAAATCGCAAATGGTTGAACTCGCCAACACGATCTGGGCCGATGGCCCATCCGCCGATCCTGATGAGCCGAATAAAGCCCTCATACGCGAGTGGGGATCTTGGATCGAAGGAGTCATCACGGGACCGCGTGACCTTGAGACAGTTACCCAGGTCAGAGGTATAGCCGCTCCGTATCTTGCGAAAGGCCGTCGCGCTAACATCCCCGGCCGTGAATATGTTTACGACACGGACAGTGAACTGACCGACAACGGAGTGTCTATCCTAAAGCCAGCGGGCGTCGACATTGACGACCCCGGCCGGTGGGTGATGCAGCCCGGGATTTATGATGCCACGTTCGAGTTAACGTTTGGTGGCGTTGGGTCGGGAGCGGATTTCACCGACTTGGAAGAGGCGCTTTCATTTTGCTCCCAATTCCAGCCCATATACGTCTATGGACGAGGGGGGCTGCGGAGGAATATCAACCTGCGCATTCTCGCTGGAACCACACTCACCCAGGGCATCTGTGCGGAATACGGTCAACTAATGGGCCATATCCGGCTGGTGTCCGATGACGCGATCGTGCCTGTAAACTTCCCGAGCGACCTATGGTTTGCCTACGGGGAAATGAACTCCGTCCTCCCCGTGTTCGGCACGATCTTTGACCTGCAAGGGATAGGGTACGACGGCGTCTCCCTTAAATTCGGGTCACAGGTTCAGTTCGAATACGTCGCAGAAGGCGAGCGGAACACTGGAGTTATCAACGCAGCCCGCCACAACGTATTCCTGAACACAGGCTCCAAAGCCTCTCTACGTCGAGCGCGGTTCACCGGGGCTGGTGCTTCCGGTATCCACTTGGAAAAGGGGTGTCACGGAACGGCGCGCGAGGCTGATGTTTCGAACTCGGGGTTTCAAGGCCTCCACATTCTCAACGGTGGTGACATCGATGCCTATGGTCTCGTCGCAGAAAATTGCGCAGAGAGCGCGGTTAGAGCAGAACTCGGTAGCCGAGTGTCCGGTTTCGGGATTCAGGCGAACGGCTGCGGCGGGCCTTCCCTTCGGGCTAGCCAGAGCGCCCGGATCATCGCACCATCGACGACTTTCGGCACCCAAGTCGACACGTGGGCTTATGCCCTCGATGGCGGATATATCGATATCCAGTCCTCGACAGGTACGGGCGGACCGACTGTCTGCCTGGCAAACGGTGGCGAGATAAACGCTCGCAACATCGATGGAAGCGGGGTTTCCGGAACGGCTTTCCGCGTTCTTGTGGGCGGCATTGTGCGCGCAGCGGGCACTACCGGTTCCCTGTCGCAGACGGCCAACACCACGACGGCCAGCGGCATCATCTTCAGATGATCTAGAAAAAGAACGGGCCGAAAAGACGTTCGGCCCGTTCACAGTCCGCCTCAGACGTCGTTTTCATCTGCATTCGGGCCGGTGACAATGACCGGATCTGGTTCTTTAATCCATGAGACGATCACTGCGCACAAAAGAAATAGCGCAGCCTTGTAAACGTCACTCGGCAACAGAAAAGACACGCCTATGGCAGTAAGTGTGATGATAAATGCAAGCTTCATGTGTAGTCCCCAGCCTTATAGATGTACTTACTAGCGTTCCTGCATGCGGTTTGGAATAGGCGTCTCCGGCTTATCAGACGGTTTCCGTTTTCATCCAGCCTTCTTGAGGTCAGCGCGCCCCACTGCTGTTTCGATTTCAGCAATCGCGGGCTCGTTGAGTGAACTAATTGCGTGATAGAGCCTTTCGCTGGCTTTGCCGTCGCGCAGCGGAAATGTCGCAACTCTCCTCGCCCGGTAGATAGGATCCTCGTTGCCGGTCAGAGCTGCTTCAATGGCAGACATGAGCGCGCCGAGTTCAGTAACGACCGGTCCGAACCCGTCTCTCTCGTAATCGAAATAACCCCGCCGATAGATGTGCCCTCGGAAGAATGTATCTCGGTCGAACTGGAAATAGACAAGAGGCTTGTCGAGGAACCCAGCTTCGAATCCGACTGAGGAATAGTCGGTCACCATGACCGCCATGTCACGGAAGAACGGCTGCAGTGATGGCACCTTATCGGCCAAGACGAGTTTGACGTGGTCTGGTGGATTAAACTCGCCGAGGTGGGCGGCAAGATTCGGATGAGGGCAAAAAACGATGTCCAGTGCCAAGCGCTCGCACATACTCTTCAACTGGTCTGAGCGGAGGAGCTCGGACCAGTTTACGACGTAATCCGAGTTCGCAAAATTAGGTCGAAGCGAGCGTACCCCCGGGGCTATCACCTTTGCTGCAAGATGCTCTCGCCAAGTTGGCATGATGAACACCGTCTTGCGCTTTTGCTCAGTTTGAAGAAGCGCGTCATGCCGCGGGAAGCCGGTTAGCACGGTCTCTTTGTGGGAGAGATAATAGTTGGAACGCTCGTCCACTATGCTGTCGAACTCGCGTGGAGTAGCCGTTGCGAGCAGCGCCGGCATGATATTGTTGAACCATTCGGATTGGTCATCCTTGGTTACGCCGTGCTGGATGAAGACGAAGCGGTACTTTGCGCCCTTTTGATTCGGGAAGGGTATCCGGATGTAGCGGTCGGCGTGGGAGCTGATCAGGAAATCTGCTTCCAAGAGGGCTGCACGGTGTCTTGCAGATCCGTATTCTATGAGCCTGAATCCCTCGGCCTTTAGGCGCGGCCAGTCAACGGAGTTTTTTTGAAGGACGAAGTAAGCATTGACGTGTGACTGTGTCCTCAACAGGTACCGGTAAAAATGCTCTCCGTTGTCGTCAGCTTTGTCGCACCGATCCATGATCAGCCAAGAGGATTCGTAAGAAACCTTTGGCAGAAGTTTCACTGCTGACCTTTTCCGCTTCTGTTGCGCAGGGGACAGTGTGCTGCTGATAAGACGGGCGCTGATGCCGTACTCATAATTCTTCCCGTTCAGCTTGAAGCGCGCGGGGGCATCACCGATGGTGACGGACAAAGCCCCTGGCCGCAGCGGTACCCAAAAGGCGTGTTCGTAGAAGAAGTCTTGATCGGCGAACTTATTGCGGATGCTCTTCGGGTACAGGTGCTCGGCTGGCTCCCCGTCGATGGTGATGAGCGCATTATTCTCTGCCGCTGCAGAGAAATACGAAAAGCGGACGAGGCTTTTCACTCGGTCGTAATGCGTCACATAAACGGTGGTGACCTCTCTGTTTGCTGCATAGTACAGGTTGAGGATGCCGACACGGAGATCCTCGTAAAGTCCGGGCAAGCTCGTGTATGAGACCAGCTTCCTGTCAATGTACCGGAAGGTTTCACGCATGATCTCTCTGTAGAGAGCCTTCTCTTCATCGTCCAAAAGGTCGAGGGACTGTGGCCGCTTAAGGTGCGTCCGGAAATGCCCAATCGTGTCGTACAGAATGGTTCTCTGCACATGTTGCGGTACCGACCCGTAGAGATCTGCCGCCTCCTTTAGAACAGGCAGCCACCCGTAACGGTTCTGATTGAGATAAAACTCTTTCTTGGTCTTCGCTGTGTCTTGCAGCGACGACTCGTCAGCCCGCTTTCGGTAGTAGTATTTCGCCTCCGGGAGGAAGACTGCATAGGTCTTCGGCAGGTTGAGAAGGTAGCGGTTGACCACGTTGGCGTCTTCGAAGCCCGGTACGATCAGTGGGTCAAAGGTCAGTTTCAGGCGGATCATCTCACTGCGCCGCATGAAAACGCTGTTGACCGCTAGCTGCATATGGTTTTTGAGGTTCCTGGCTGAGAACCACTTCCGCCCGCCCTTAAAGCGAAAGTTCAATGCGTGATCGTCGCGCTTCCGTCCGGAAGCTTCGAAATAGCGAATGAAGTTGCAGCATACGAGCGATAGATCGCCGGCCTTGTTCGAAGTGATGACCTTATCAATGTTCTCGATATAGCGGTGATGCAGGAAGTCATCGGGATCAGGGAAGGATACCCAATCTCCCGTAGCGAGGCGCAGGCCGGTGTTGCGCGCGCCGCACAGCCCTTGATTGGATTGGTAGTGGTATTTGATGACGTTCGGGAAGCGTTCCTGCCAGCGCTTAGCAATAGCGCCGGTGTCGTCCGTGGATCCGTCATCGACAAGGATCACTTCAAGGTTTTCCAAGGTGGATGTTTGCGAAACGACCGTGGCGAGGAACTGATCGATGTATTTTTCGACGTTGTAGCAAGGCACCACCAGAGAGATGAAGTTGCGCAGCGGCCTGCGTTTCATCCAAGGTGGGCAGACTCCCTGATTGAACAAGCGCTTTTCAATCTTGGAAACAATAAGCTGATCAACAAAGCGTGTGAGCTTTTTTCGCAAAATTCACTCCACCTTCAGAAACAAAGGCAATCATAGCCAAAGGGTAAACGGCAAGTTGTAGGCGTTGGTTTATCGCCTAATAGAAGAAAGGACTCGGCTCAGCAAGTTGGTTTTGACCAAAGTCCCGCTCGTATCTGAGCGATCAAGAACTGCCTGAGCATTCCTGAGAACCTCGGACCAGCCGCTTTCCGAGAACGCATCTGCCTTTGAAAGTGGAGCTGTGGCGTCGATACGAGCAGCGAAGACATTTTTCCCGATATGGCGAACATGGCCCGGGGCTTGCGGACCTTGGTCATATACCATCAACAGGATTCCAGGACCGCGCTTCTCTATTTCGGCGCCGATAGCCTTTGCATACTTGTCCTGATACTCTCCGGCACGCTTATAGACAAAGACTCTTCCTTCCTCCATTTGCTCCCGGAGCTTTTCGGCTAGGTAGATGTGTTTCTTGTGCTCTTCTTTATGGAACGCACGCCTCGTCGCCTCATCGTCGATGAAGACCTTGTCTTTTGACTTCATTTTTGAGTGAAAGCAGATGCCGTACTTCGAATCCTTGACCATTGTGCTTGCGTAAGGAGTCAAGTTCTCGAACCTGAAAAGGCCGGAAAAATCAGACTTCATGGCAGATAGCAACATTTCCGGCTCGACATACGACCAGCGTAGGAGGCTGCTTTCCTCATGATTGTGAGCCTTCTGATAAAAGGCAAACTCACAGTTATCGCCGATGCTCACGAACCGACTCAGATCAAAGTCCAGCTTTGGCTTTTTGATCAACTCTTGCGGGATTCGACTGAATACCGGGACAGTGGCGGCGGAATATCTGGCGTCATAGTGGAACCCTGCCTGATGGATGTCGTCAAATAAACGACGCATACCTTCTGGGCCTAGGACAGGTTGATGAACCTCAAGGGCGATCCTGTTGACCGGCCCTAGATCAACACCAGCAAATAGACCGTCCTCGGCCCCCTCAATATCTGCGATGATGAGAGTAGGCCGGATGTCCTGGATTATCGCCGCGAGGGATGCGACAGGAACCTTGACGGTCTTCTGGATACTCATGCCAACGGCAGAATTTATGGAATTTCCCCAGAAGTCACCACGGATGTGAAAATCCATCGACCCTTGGCTGATGAACGTTTTGTCGGACGTAAGCACCTTGTTGTAGACCGTTGCGTTCTCGACCCCATTCGCTTGGTGGGTGCTGCGGATCAATGGAACTAGCCGCGGATCTGCCTCATAGCAGTGCACCGCTTTTGGTTTTCCCGTCTTCCAAGCGATGGTCGAGATAAGACCTAAGCCTGACCCCAACTCCAAGACGATGTCGTCATTCTCGACGATCTTCTGTACTTGTTGCACTTCGTGAGACTCGTACCATCCCTTTACGACGTAGTTCCGCATTTTCTGGGATACTGAAGCGTCGATTGCCAACTTGATGCCCGTGTTTCCGAACTCGATATATTCGAGTTCTCCAGGCGCTTCTTTCTGTTGCTCACTATTGGCCATCGATTTTCCCCGTTCGCATAATCGGGTGAGCATTTAAATGGGGCTAGCTCACAAAGCAAACGGATTCGCCGGCAGTTTGCCAGATCAAAGGTTGCAATTGACACGTGGACGTTGTGGCTCTTGCAGAAGCGCCGGACCTCTCAGGCATTGGTAGTCGGACTTAGCTCGTCCACTTAGAAGAATCCAAATCAGGAGAATTTAATTGGCTCGGGAAACTCTTCCCGTCGCCCTCGAACTCGTGTTCGCGGATGAGGGAGGGTGTCGGGCGATCCACGGGCGAGGCCCGTCGCTGGAGGCAGGCGCCAGGCCTCTAACCGCCCCGTCCGCTGCGAGTACGGCAGGACGGCTGCGCGGCGTTACCACAATGCGCCGGCAGTCTCCATTCGCCTATTAGGGCTAAGCGAAATTCAACATCAGAATCAGGAGATACCGATGAGCGCCATCACCGCTCAGCAGGTTCGCGCTGCCGCAAAGGGCAGAGTGAACGAGAGCAATCTTGCGTCCGTACTTGTGGCGCTGGACAGACACGGCGACCGCTTCGGCATGGATCGGCCGCACCGCCTGGCGCAGTATTTCGCCCAGCTCATGCATGAGAGCGGCGACTTCCGTTACGATCAGGAGATCTGGGGGCCGACGCCGGCGCAGCAACGCTACGACACCCGCACCGACCTCGGCAACACGCCGGAGAGGGATGGTGACGGGCATCGCTACCGCGGCCGGACCGGAATGCAGCTCACCGGCAAGTACAACTATCGCCAGTTCCGCGACTGGTGCCGAACGGCCGGCCTTGCCTGCCCGGACTTCGTCGAGGATCCAGATGCCGTAAACACCGATCCTTGGGAAGGTCTCGTGCCGTTGTTCTACTGGGACACGCGCGGCCTTAACCGCTGGGCCGACGAAGGCGACGCCGAGACGATCACGAAGAAGATCAACGGCGGCAAGAACGGTCTCGCCGATCGTTTCGATCGATTGGCGCGGATCTCGCTCGTGTTGCTCGGGTACCGCCCCGACAACATCCGCCAGTTTCAGGCTGATCAGCGGATCGACGTCGACGGGGATGTCGGACCGAAGACACGCGCTGCGATGCACACCGCCCTTGTGGCGCTCACCCCCGGTGAAGCGGCGCGGTCCGAAGTCAAGGCGGCGCCGGTGACAGAGGAAAAGCCGGTTCCGGTACCGGTCACGCCGCCGTCGCTCGAAAAACCATGGTGGCAGACGAAGGAGGTCCTCACGCCGGTTCTGACCGGCGGCGCGCTGACCAGCGTCGGCACCTTCTTCGAGAAGTTCGGCAGCATCCCGACGGAAAACCTCATTGTGCTCGTGGTCGCGGGCATTGCGATCACGGTCGGAACGCTTCTCTACCTGCGCCATCGCGATCGTCAGAAAGTGCAGGCCGCGGCAAAGCAGATCGGAGCCGCGTGATGTTCTCAACTCCGCGCATCATCGCTGCACTCGCCGCGCTCACCATCCTCGCCGCCGTCGTTGCCTGGATCTACCGGCAGGGCGGTGACGACGTTCGTCAATCCATCGAAAGGCAGAACAATGAAGCAGGCCGCACTGCGGACGATGTCCGCACTCGCTTTGATCATTGCCCTGACGGGATGTGGGACTTCGGCGCCGGCAAGTGTCGACGGTCTCCGCCGCGTGGTGGGAACTGATCTGATCGGCGCGCGCGGCGCGACGCCGGCAGATCAAAGGAAAATCGACCGGACCGTTGTCGGCATTTGCGCCGCGGCGGTCTGGTCGAATGCGGAATGCGCCCGTCACGGCGAAGCGCGGTAATCATCAGCATTGCATTACGAGGGCAGGGGATTGGCCAACGAAACCGAAGAGAAAACCATCGTGAAAACTCCAACGTGGAAATTCGAGTGGAACCTGAACACCGTGGTCATCCTGTTCGGCTTTGCCGGCGGCCTCATGGCGTGGGGAGCGACTTGGGAGAGGGTGAATGCCAATCAGGATTCGCAGGCTCAATCCATCGACAAGCTCGACAAGCGCCTGACCGCAGCGGAAGTCTCGCTCCGGCAGATCGATAATCACGAACTCCGGATCTCCGCGGTGGAGAAGCAGGCGGCCGAAGCGGCAACGTCAATGAAGGCTGTCGAGAACACCCTCAACAGCCTTTCCATCGATACGCGCGTGATGCGCGAGATCCTGCAGAGGATTGAGGCCAGCCAGCGAGACGGCGCTCAGTTGCGGCGGTGACAAGGCCGCGAGAGGACGGCGCGGCAGTGTTTGATATGAGATAACGCTCAAATGCAAAGCCGAGTCACCGAGTCCCGAAATAATTCCCGAACTGACCTTCTGGACATGGCGCAACGCCTTGTGTATCAGGGCGTCCAGAAAGGTAGCCCTCTCTCCTGGGGGTCAAGGGGTCGTGGGTTCGAATCCCGCCGCTCCGACCATTTTCCGCTTTGGTTTCAATGCTATACGATGGGCACCCTCGTTAGGCCTATCGAATAAATGGGAACGAAACGCGCTCAGATTCACTGTTCGGGAGCGAATATTCCCGAAAAAGTCCCGAACGATCCCCGTCATTTGTTCTTCCTTTGTGCCCGCTTCGAACGGGAAAGCGATTCGAGAGCTTCCGCCACCTCCTCATCGAGGACGTGGGCATAGCGCGTCGTCGTTTTGATATCGGCATGGCTCAATGCCTTCTGGACCGTTTTCAGGTTTCCGGTCTTGCGCAGGAGCTTCGTGGCCAGATCATGCCGGAAATCGTGGAAGCGGAAATCCTCGACCTTGGCCTTGGCCCTGATTCGCTTCCACTGCGTCTTGAGACCGCTATAGGTGATCGGGTATCGGTCCCCCTTCTTCCTTCCTTCCCCATCTCCCTTGTATGACGCTTTCCCCGTTCGGGTCCGCGCCGCCTGGTACGTGAAGACGAATTCGGGATGATGGCCGCGGAGCGGCAGCAGGATATCGCGCACCGTGCTCGTGATAGCTGTCTTCACCAGCCGGCCGCCTTTGCCGGTCTTGGTGATCCATCCCGTCTGCCAGTCGACCTCCGACCAGCGCAGGATGCATTCCTCGAGGCGAAGTCCTGTCGCGCGCACAAAATCGAAGACCGGCTGATAGTCGGACCTGGTCGCGAGCTCGATTGCGGCGCCCTCGGTGGCCTTCAGCTCCCGGACACGCTCTTTCGGCTCCTGAAGCCAGTGGTCGCGCCAGCTCGGCTCCCTCGGAAATTCGTACTTCCATGTGCGCTTCGCGCGGGTGAAAAGCTTCTTTAAGACGAGAGTGGTGGAGCGATTGACCGTCGCGGCCGACACAAGTCGCATCGGCTGGTCGTCCTTCGTTTTCTCGCGGCCCCATGCATTCTGAGACCGCCGCCACTGCACGAGCTTGGCAACCTCGTCGTCCGAGATGTCGGATAGCAACTTGGACGGGCCAAAATAATCGACGAGGCGGTTGATGTCGGTCCAGGTCGTTTCGCTGTTTGCGTGCCGTTCGCCGACCTCGGACCAGTAACGGCCGGTTGCCACTGCAATGGTGAGAGGTCCGCCCGAGGCATTCTTCGAGGCCTTGGCCGCAGCCTTGGCTTTGTCGCGCTCTACCTTTTCCCGGGCTTCTGCTTCTCGGCGGTTCGCTGTCTCCGTAGAGCCATGATATCGTACACCGGCGACTTGGAAGTCGAAGTGGTAATACGGGCTGTTCTTTGGCTTGTAGACGGACACGCGCGGGTTCTCCGGCTCTTTATGAAGTCGTTGATGTCGTCGATGTGGAAGCCAAGGCGCGGTTTCGTCTGGCCTTTGCCCAGCGGGACATAGGCAATATCGCCAGCCTTAACGAACTCGCGCAAGGTCTTAGTGGAGATGTTGAGCATTTCCGCCGTCTGCTCGCACGACAGGAGGACCTGGCTTTCCATCATCCTTCACCTCTCTTTGCGGCTTCCTGCTCATTTGCGATTGCCATCCCGACCGCGAGCAGGATTTCGATATGGGTCATCGGACGCGGCGGGCCAGCGATTGCCTCTGCTGCCGTGCGGATGTGCTCCGGGAGGGCGTAGTATTCGCGGGTGGCGGGGCTGGCGGTGGTAAGGTCGGGTGTAACTGTCATGGCGCAAAATACGATTTGGGTTGGGTGTCGGCAGCGAGGTAAAGCGGGTGGCCTGGCTGCCCGTCTGCTGTCACTTTCAGCGCGACCAGGTCAAAGAATTCGAGCCGCTCGGCAATCTCGCGACCGCGGTCATGAAGATTTCCGTGGGTTCCCCACGCGCAAACGATCTTACGGGCGCTCCTGGCTATCGCAAGAATGTGCTGATCGTTATCCGGCCCGATCGGGTCGGGATGGTCGTAGAGTGCTTTCGGATCGGTGGAGCGAAGGGCAAAAAGGTTGCCGACAATCAATCCGCCGAAGCCCCAAGCCTTCGCGAAGCCGATGCACCGGCGGATCGTCGGATCATCCTGGCTGGCGTCGGCCGTGGACGGGTTCAGCATGAGAAAAGCGATCTTGGGCCCTTCGCCGTTCCATTCCCGCTCGAGGCGGTACCGGTAGGCTCTGCATTTGGAAATGACGGCCGAGGACTTCGTCTCGGTTGCGAACATGTCGAGCGAATCAACCATCTTTTCGCTCCTTCACTGCGGCGAGAACGGCACGGCGCGCAGCTTGGCATTCGGCGTAGATGTCACGCGCCTCCTGCAACTCTGCCTCATATCGCGGCTTCCGCGCTGGATATGACGCGTTCATTTCCAGGTTCTGCTTTGCAGTCGTCACGCCGTCGATGACGTATGTCTCGGCTGCTTCCAGCGCCTTCACGAGCCTTTCCAGCCTCTCGTCTGACGCTGGCAGGGATGGAGGGGAGGCGTAGAGCGGTTCGATCAGAACACTTTGAGGCCGATCTCGTTGATATGCTTCAAGGTCGCCTACTTCTTTTGCGATCGACCAATCTGACCAACCGTAATCATGCCTAACTTTGAACCGGTATGCGACCGGCTCCGCCTCTCCCGTCTCCAGAACGAGAGCCGAGAGAATGCGGGCTTGGTAGTCGGCCTGCGCGGCGGCTTTGGCGGCTTCGAAGCCGTCGGCTGGTTGATCAGCGTTCGTCCAGCGCGAACACCATCCGAAGATCGTTTTCGGGCCGGATGGCAGAGTGTCCATCCTGAACTCGAAAGCCTCATATCGGCCGATGTTGGTATTGGCGTAGCTGTTGCGGCTGTTGTCGTCGGATCGATCTTCCCACTCCAGCGGCTTTACCTTCACCCCCACTGCCGAGCGTTCGGCGCTGGTGGAGAGGGAGGAGAGGGCGGCTAGATATCCGGCACGAAAATCAGCCTCGGACATATACGTGTGCGGACATATCGCAACGTACGACCGCCACGCTTCAAGAATGCGTTCTTCTGACAGTTCCATCTATTCCTCTCCCGTCTCTCTGGGCTCCCGAAGGGGACGGGAGGCGGCATCCTTCATGAAGCCGTGCGCCCATCCCTGGGTGTAGTCGCAGAACGGGCAGATCCAGCCGCGAACGGTCGGGACGAGCGCGCCGAGGTCGCCGAAGGCAACGCGGTGATTGCCGTCCCCACGATTGGCACAGGTGAAGGGGTGGAACTGTCCGGCTGTTTGGTGCTTGGCGAGGTTTACAACCTCATCAGCGGTGAAAACGTTCGTCATACCTCGTCCCTCGATCGGAGTGCGCCGGCGTCGGTTAGTGTCTGGTTGATGATTGCGGTCGCGAACGGCGCAGCGTCCTCGCCCATGTCGGACCAGAGACCGTGGATCGTCAGCGCGAGAACGTGTGGATTGATCCGAGCGGCGCGCCAGAACCGCTCCTCGTTCATGCCGTGCTGGCGGCGGTGCTCGTCCGGGTGGAGCGGCAGAACCCAACGGTCCGAAACCTTGCTGCCCCGACCTCTGCCGTAGTGTCCATACCGGGGCGAGGCAAAGGACAGGTGCGCCGCCTCGACGCCGTAGCGGCCAGAAACGCAGCACGGCAGCTCGTGGATGAACGCCAGGTAGTCTTTGTTCTTCGTCGGCTTCCGCTTGGGCGTCGGATCCGGGCGAATGGAATTGGCGATGCGAAAGGCCATTATGCAGCCTCTCGCGCGCGAGTTGCCGCGAAGTCCCACGCAAAGACCCGCTCACAATGCGCCTGCGCATCGGGAGACAGCATAGGCCGGGTTGTAGGCTCCGTTGCGTTGACCCTGCCGAGAGAAACGCCGAACTCTCTCTTGATCGCTTTATGGTCACCGAACTGCAGGACCTCCGTGCCCAGATCGGGCCGCAGATACATAAACTGGCTCTTGCGGTTCTCCGGAATTGGATGACGGACGGTGTATTGCGGCCAATAGCGACCGTAACCAGCAGAATCATAGGGCGTGGTAAAGGGCACGCGGTTGTTGACGATCCATTCACTGAAAGGCATCGAGACGCTGTCGCGCATGGCTGCGATGTAGGCGGTGTCGTGATCGCCATCGAAATTGCGCAGGAACTTGTAGAGGCTCCAAAGGCGCTCAACTGGATGACGGACAACGCCGACCTTGCGCCAACGGTCATAGCCGGCCGGCACGCCGTCAGCTTCCATGTGGCGATAGATCAGCGTCGAGCGCGGGTACTGCTCGGCGATCGCGCGGCGAAGCGAGCCGGAGCCGGTGCGCGGCACGAGAATGATCACGGATTCGATCTCTGGCACGAGGATCATGTCAGTTTCCCTTTGTCGATTTTGCGAAGGCCTCGAAGGCATCACGGTCGCCGTTGCAGCAGGTATAGCCAGCAATCGGCGGACCGATCCGGTGATAATCTTCAAGGCGATAGTGCGCGGGGCCAATTTTCATGCCGGGAAAGCGGAAAGCGACGATGACTTGGCCGCGATGCCAGAAGCCCGTGCGGTCGCCTCGCGTCACGTATGCGTGGTGACCGCGGAACTCGGATTCGTCGTCGGCGAAGTCAGCATTGGGGAACCTCGCGCGGACGATCGCTTTGAAATCCTCGATCGCCGCGACCTCTTCCTGCTTCCGGCGCGCCTCGCGCTTCATGTGCTTCCACTTGCACCGGGCGCAGCAGTATACGGCGCCGTGCATGGTGCCGACGATGCCATCGACGGGCAGGCGGTGTTCTTCTTCAAGGTCGCTATCGATGTGGATTCCGCAGCCGTGGCACTCGAAGTGCCAGCCGTGGTCGACCGCGACTTTTGCAGGAACACCTTTGCCGGCGAATGCGTCGGCCCAACGCGCGCGGCGGCACTGGACGTAGGAGAGTTCTCCGTCCCCATACTCGTTCGCTCCGGCTTTGGCGGCGACGATCGAACGGTGCGCGAAATAGATGTCTCCCGTCATCTCGTCCTTCTCAAGGACGGCGTAGGCCTTGAGAGCGCTCATGCTGCACCTGCCGTTTCGAATGATCGAACCTCATCGGCGCTCGGAACCGTGATGCCCTTCGTTTCCCCGCATGCCGGGCACGCGGCCCTCTTCGCGAGCTCTGCCGCCTTACTCAATTGCATCGGCAGCTTGGCGACGAGGAAAACCTGCGAGCACGAGGGGCACTTTCCATAGAGGGCGTTGCTCATGCCTGGCCGCCTTCCATGAAACATGCGTTGCAAATCAGTCCGCCGCGAACGTGCTCCCCGCTAAGCTCCTGCGGGAACTTATAGCGGTCGCACTTCGGGCATTTCGTCTGGCGAAGGCCGGCGCGCAGCTGGACGCGTGCCCATTCGTGCCATTCGAGATAACCGGTTGGAGCTGGATCGCCGCCTCGGTAGGTTGGGATGACGTGGATATGGGCGAAGTCCCGCGTCATGCCGCACCGCCTTTCGCATTGGCGATCATGCGCTCAAGCGGCGACAGGTGATCTTCGACGGCCTTCGGCTTGAGAGGCGGTAGACCGTACTTCTCGAGATATTTGCGCGAGTGCTTCGCCCAAACCTTCTTGCCCCAGCTCGTGGACGCGAACTCCCATGGGCGAGCGGCGCGCAAGGCCTTCTTGCGTGCTGCCAGGTCGGCATCGGCCGGAAGGTTGCGATGAACCTCGCCGATGGCGTGAGAGGCGGTTTTCTGCCAGTCGATCATGCCGCACCGCCTTCCGCCTGGTCGGCAGACTGCTTCGAAACGACCGTAACCCCATAGACGGCCATGCCTATCGCATCGATGATAGAGGTGCCGCTTGTCATAAGCTCACCGACAACGCGATTGCCGATACCGGAGAAGTCTCCGTTCATTTTGTGGAGCATGTCGAACAGTTTATTCTGGTCGACTTCGAAGGTAACGCGCATCTTCATGCCGCCAGCTCCTTCGCGCTGTCGACGAAGTGCTCTCGGTAAGTCCGGTCCAGAACGGCTTGGAACTGCGCGACAACATCGTCAGCACGTTCAGCGCCGACAAAGTACGCGGCGAAGCTCGCATGCATCTGCATCATGTAGGCGGCAATGCCGATGAGCATGTGATCGACGTTCGCGCCTGGGCGGTCGATTTCCGAGTTGACGAACTTGACCAACGCGTCGTGAACCGTGGAGACGGACATCCGAGCGATAAGGCTGGTGATAGGGTCGTCGCAGGTCAGCGCGTCCACTTCGGTCATGCTGCCGGGCAAAAGGCGGGCGTTGTCAGTCATGCTGCTCGTTCCTCCGCAAGGAAGGCCAGCGGATCGAAGCCGACGGTATCGGCGATCAGCGCCATGGCCTGATTCATGAAGTTGCAGAATTCCTCGTGGCTCATCTTGTCGAGCGCGATACTGTCCGGGACCAGGGTGATCTCGCCGGTGCGCATGTTCACGACCTGCTCGCGGTAACCGAGGGTCATCTTGATGTCCCGGTGCAGGTTCTCGGCGGTCGACCACTTCTGGGTGACCTTCACGACCAGGCCGAGAGCTTTCCAGTACGTGCGGAGCTGCCTGTCCGATCGCTTAGTGACAGGGACGATTTCGAAGATTGAACCTTCCGGGATCGACGCCAATTTCTCGGCGTCGTCCTGAGTGTGGGCGCGGAGGCCGCGCATCGTCATGATCGCCTGGATAAGCGGGGGCTTTTCCTTCTTCCGCATGGTCAGCCACCATTCAACGGCGAAAGCTGCGCAAGTCGCCGCGTCTTGATTGCGAGAGCTGCGTCGATCATATCGGCGTGGCCGTTCGTCTCGAGCACAGCCGGTGCGTCGAAGTCGGTCCAGATCTCCTCGACCTCCAC